TTAACAAAGTTACCTTTAGAGGCTAGACGAGTAGCAATCTGAAGAATGCACCTACCAATATACTCAGGGATACGAGGAGGAGGTAATCCCTGTTCTAGAGCATCAAACCGATTAGTTCTATGCTTAATGAGTGCTGTATAGAAAGACTTATTATCTACATAATGTCTCTTTTCTTTTTCAGCTTTCTTATCAATCTTTTTATTTACAATCATAATATTTCCCTTGACTTTTTGAAAAATGGGGTTATAATCAGGAATGTCCTGTATCAATTAAGAACATTATTCGACGAAAGGTGCGAGTTCAGAAAAGCTCTTAGAAGGTCATCGTCAGAAAGATCCGTGGGTAACGCACCCTTAAACTTTTTACTGTGTCTATTGTCATCGCTAAGAGTCTTCAAAGATTTCTCATAAAACTTAATCAGCATTGGTTCGATTTCAGTTTCAAACAACACATGAGATGATTTAAAAGGATACATTGTTCTTTCCTTAGAAAAGGTATTCCAAGGAGTAAAGAATATCCTAGCTCCATTATCTTCATATACATGATGAACAATCAAGGGATTGTCCAAAACATATCCATCTTCACTGAACGAGTCTAATCTACCAACAACAGTTTCGTTGGTTATTAATTTTAGAGCTATGTGTGTTGGATGTTCCAATATATAACCTCTATGTTATGTCTATGTTGTAGATTTTATAATCAAAACCTTCTTCAGCGTAAAGCTTAAGTCTCTCTTTGAAATGCTCCAAGGTATAATTCCTAGTTGATTTCCAAGATAGATCATCAGCAATATCAAAAAGAGTAACTGACTCTTTCGTATCAGATATTCTTAAACCGCGCCCAATAGACTGTAAGGTTCTAATTTTAGATTTGCTCGGTGAAGTAAAGATGATATTATGCAGGTTCTTTATATTTACTCCAGTAGAAAACGTGCCTAAAGAAGCTATGATGATAGCATCCTTTTCTGTTTCTACTAACTTGCGAATATCATCGCGTTCTTCACCATCAACTCCACCATGAATAAAAAACACTTTACGATCAGGAGCAGCTACTTTAATATCTTTGTAAAGCTCTTCTCCGTGCTTTTCAACATACTGGAATAGAACTAGTATATTCCTTTTCAAAGATAAAGTCAAGTTTTTTATAAACTTATTGCGTGCTAAGTTCCTGACAATAAAATCTATTTCCTGTTGATAGTCATTTTTAGTATTCTGTTTACGCACTTCATCAGGATACTTCAACATCAATATCTTGATCTTAAGTTCAGCTAGATGCTTCTGTTCAATTAGATCTGTTGTAGTGGCAACCTGTTTAACAGTACCAAACAAACCTTCAAGTGTTAGCTTGTTAGTTTCCGTACCATCTAGTGTGCCTGTAAAACCAAACCGATACTTGCAGTTGTAAAGTTTTTCCATAATGCTAGATAGGCTCTTAGCTTTAAACAGATGCGCTTCATCACCGATAACTACATTGAACTGTTGAAACCATTGCTTTGGCATCTTATAAATTGACTGCCAAGTGGATATAACTATTGACTCTTCAGTTTCTTTTTCAACACCAGCAGTGATCTTATGAATATCTTTATCATAACCATAAGACTTGAAGTCACCTGACATCTGATGGACTAAGGAGATAGTAGGCACAATGACGAGAGTCTTTAAATTAAAATACTGTGTAACCATATAGATGATAAGAGACTTACCAGAAGCTGTTGGCGATAACATCAATGCTCTACTCTTACGCACAGCATGAGCTAATGCTTCAACCTGATAGTCTCTAGGTTCTAATGGTAGGTTTAATGTTTTAGCAAACTCATATGCTTCTACTAAAGAGAACTGAGTGTCATTGAACTCTGATAGGAACTCTACACTATAGTCGCGTGAGCGAGCGAATGCTAGGACATTATTAAGCAAGCCAGCATAGATCTGTTTTGTCATAACGTTATAAAGTCTGATCTTACCATCCCAGATTTTATTTTTATAAAGAGGATGGAACTTAGCATTGGGAATCATAAACGTGAAATGATCCGATAGCTCCATAGCTACGGATGCCACACACTCAACACGAATGTAAGTCTCGTTGACTTTAGAAATTCTAAGGATGTCGGTCATATGCCTCCATTAGTGAATCTCTGCCAGTCAATATAGTTCTTAATCATATAACCACGGTCAGTTATGTTCTTAATGATAGACTCTAATAGAGTGATCTTTTCTTTTTGATAAGCAATCTTTAGAGTCATGTTAATGATATCTTGATCTGCTTCAAGATGCATAGGGATATCTGACTTCAATATAGTACGAGGATTAGGCATCCAGTTATGGCCAATCAAGCTCTCTTTATCAAGAGTACCCATAAAGTATTCATACTTGTCAAGATACAACTGCTTATACTCTGTCTCCACCTTGCGCAGAGCAAGTCTCTCTTGCGAGAAGATCTTGTAATACTTGTTGTGTAGTTTGGGAATCTTAACTGCTTCTTTATCAATACCAGCAGTGTTAATCTCTGAGTCTTGCGACCATAGATCAAATATCTCGTCAAGCTTCATCATATAACCTTATCAGGGAAAGAAACAGTATACTATATTACTAAGATAAAGTCAAGCTTTAAAATCTTGTGTAGTTATACTGAAAATATTTGAACTCAGCAGTGGCTGTAAGATAGTTGACATCAGTCTCTGTTGAGTTAAACTTGAAACCAGAGATACTGACAGGAACGATATCTGTAAATGTTACCTTTATGTTTGGCTGCATGGCACTATTTAAAATGATAAGATCAGCATTCACCAGAACACCTTGCCCGCTTGTCTTAGTCTGTGCAGCGATAGCCTTGTACTCATCGAAGCTGTTAGGTTTACCGATTGCCTTGATCCAGTCGTGCATCTCGAAATAACCTTGCATACCCTCATCGATCTTGAAAGTAACCGAAAAGTTATCATATGTTAGATGATCGCCGGGAATCATTATTTTACTGAAAGGTGTCTGCAGGTCTTCGGTCGCGTTCAACGACAGCCGAGGGAAGTCGAAGCTTTGGACGAAATACTCGAGGTTGGGAAGCTTCGTTATGACGAACTTAAAGCCTAATGGAGATAGGAAATTAAGGTCTGTGGGCTGTCCTGGGTACGTGGCCATCGGCTATCCTATTGATATTACACGACTATTTATTAGAAAGAAAAAGCTTGACTTTTATCAAAAAAAGGCGCATAATGGTTGTATGATGAAGGTTAAAGAGGAAAAGATGAAAAATATTGAGATCCGTGATGTTCGCCTTGGTGACGTAGTTCGCTGGGAATCAGCCGCTGGTAATATCCGTGGTGAGGTTATCTCTATGGATATGGCTCCTACTGCCGCTGGTGACTATGTTCCGTGGTACACAATTGAATGTTGGGATAAAAGCACTGCTCGTCTCTGTGGTCGTGCCAGTTACCTGACTATGATGAAGTTTGAAGTTCTATTTCGTGATCCGATCACGGTTGCGGCATAAGTATAGTGCTAAAAGGAGAACGAACATGATTACTGTTAAGCAGTACAGCTTCCCTACCTTTAATGATGGTATCACCTCCATGGAGAGGATGATGAATTATTTGTCTAGGCAGCGCCGCTATGGTCGTAAGCTGGAGAACGAAGAGCAGGACTGGCTCGATTGGGCTGAACAGGCTCTTTATGTTGACCCACAATTCAAGAGATATAGAGCTTAAGGAATACTGATTCCTTAGCTCAGCGGATAGAGTCCTTGCCTTCTAAGCAAGTTGTCGCTGGTTCGAATCCAGCAGGGATCACCAATATGCCCACATGGTGGAATGGTAGACGCGCGAGACTTAAAATCTTGTACCTTAAGGTGTGCTGGTTCGAGTCCGGCTGTGGGCACCAAAGTTTGTATGTAGGAGATGGATGGAGAAAAAATAGCTTGACTTTTATTTTAAACTAGTGTATATTTAATGTACGGTGATAAAACCGTTTTTTGAAACTTAGGAGAATGTTATAATGACTAATACAAAGATTAATCGCGTGATCGTTGCCCTTGAATCGGGCGAAGAGCTGTCTGCCAACCAGATGCGTGCTCGTTTTGGTTTCACGACCACTAACGCTGCTCGCGCCACAGTTGCGAAGCTTCGCGGCGAAGGCTTCTCGATCTATACGAATGAGAAGACCAACTCGAAGGGTGTTCGCACTGCCAAGTATCGTATTGGTAAGGCTTCTCGCGATATCGTTTCGGCTGGCTACAATGCTCTTCGCGAGCAGGGTATCTTCCCGATGGGACGTTAATACTTAATTAAGTAGAGAGGGGGGAAGGGCCACGCCTTCCCCTTTTTTTATAATTTTACTGAATGGGAGTACTCTTGGCTAGAAAATCTCAAAGTGATTACTTTCTTGACGATGTGCACCATCATAGAATTAATCGAAACAATTTTTCTATCTATATTGGCGGCGACCCTACTCATATGGGTAATGAGGGTTATGAGCCTGGTGTAGATTATAGCATGGCAGATAGGTTCGAGTTAAATCTCGACATCCTATCTTCAATTGATAAATCAAGACCCATCCTAGTTAATCTGTCCTCTTGCGGTGGATGTTGGGAAGAGGGTATGCAGATGTTTGCAGCCATCCTATCATGCCCCAATCCCGTAACTGTACTTGCTCTAAAGCATGCTCGCTCCATGACATCTCTGATCCCTCTGGCAGCTGATAAGTTCCTGATCAGACCACCCTCTACCTACATGTATCATAGAGGTACATATGGTATCGAGTCTCTTGATGAAGAAGTTGAGACGGAGGATAATGAGCGCAGGAAAGCACAAGAGCTGATGCTTAGAATTTACGTTGCTCGTCTAAAGGAACAGGGGAAGTTTAAGGCTCTTAGTGATGGTAGGATTAAGACCCACCTAAAAGAGACTATGAGAGACAAGATCAATGTACATCTTGCAGCTGATGAAGCAGTAGCCTGGGGATTTGCTGATGGAGTTTTTGCAGGTAACACGGAATCACTTCGTGCTACTGAGGTAAACATACCGCGAAGAAAACGAATGCTAGAGGTTCTTCGGCGACCTATTAATATACAAATCAAAATTAGTTAAAAAAAAGAGGGACCTTTTGGATCCCTCTTTTTAGTTTGTAGAACTCGTTTCTTATTAGATGATATTCGAAACGAGGAAGCGACGGTAGAAAACGTTACTGTTAGCAGTTAGAGCGCCGCCAACTGTGGAAGCAGCACTGTCTAGTGCGCCAGTTGAGAAGGGGTTCGCGACCATGCCGTAGCGGGTCTTGAAACCAATCTTGGGCTGGAAGCTGTCCTGGCCAACAGCA